GTCAATGTTAGAATTGAAAGTTAAACGTATGATCTGGGCTAAACCAGGTACAGTTAAAACTAATGGTTCTAAACAAGAATTGAAACGTACATCTGCAGGTGTATACCACAGAATGCGTAACAATGGAAACTTGGTACAATACAACAGAGGTGAATTCTCTGCTAACTTGATTCGTTCAGTATTTGGAGACTTGTTCTACAGAAGAGTGGATGTAAAAGACAGAAGTGTAAAAATGTACACTAATGAGGCTGGATTCGACGTATTCCAACAAGCTTTGAAAACAGATGCATTAAACTCTGGTCTTACGTTCATGGCAGATTCTGGAAACAGATACTTACAAGGAGAAGGACAACATATCACTTACAACTTTGCATTCGATGCAATGGTAACTCGTGAGACTGGTAGAGTTGAATTGATTCACTTGAAAGAATTAGATTTACCACAAACTAACTTAGAGTTTGGACAAAACAAAAAATCTACGCCAGTATTTATGGTGTTTGATGTGTCTCCAATGTCTGATGGTTCAATGGTAAACAACATTAGAGAAGTACGTATGAAAGGTGCTCCTTCTATGACATGGGGTTATATTGATGGTACTCGTCACCACTTAGGTTTTGCTAAGTCTCAAGGTATGAGTTCAGCTAACAAATTCCCAGGATACGAAATCTGGATGAAAGACAGATGTGACGTATTTATCGAAGATCTTTCTAGAACTGTGTTGATCGAGGAAATCCCACAATTCTAATAATAGTAATAGTAGTTACTACGCTACCCATCATAGAACAGCGTCCCAGAGTAACTCATTTATTCGAGATGAATCCCCTCACCTCCTCTCCCTCCTAGAGGGGATGATTCTCAAACAGAGTGATGGATCAGGATTTCCTGATAGCCAGACCCTTCGATGGGACCACTCTACTAAATAAAACCAAATTATTAAATTAACTACATATGGGTAAAACAGGCAAAATCTCTACGATAAAACGTGAGTATAATAGTTCGCAATTGCAAACTATGGATAGTGGGTTAGCACAAAAAGGTATGACAAGAATTCCTGGAACAGGAGTATTCAAATATCCTTACAAGGAATTAGATGGTAAATACAGAACAGGACTTGATCCAGACGCTGCTTACATTAGACGTATCAAAGATGATACTGAAAGAGAACTTGAAGTTGAAAGAGTGACAGCTCTTAGAAAAAGACTTGAAGCTGAGATTGGTGATATTGACTTAGGTCCACGTTCTAAATTCTGGAACTATGGATTATCATTATCTCCAGACGATCAGACTCACGTACAAGCAGTTAAATTGATGGATGGTGATAACTTTTTTGATTTATCAAATGCTTTTCAAGAAATAGCCTTTTCATGGTTGAGAGTACATCCTACTATTGCATCTTCTTACCAAGCATGGGAAAGAGGAGAATATCCAGCAGATACACAGTTTTATGTGGTAGATGATGAGATAGAGAATGCAGTGATCTTCAAGAAAAAACAATTGATTAATAAAGCAATTGTTAAGTTTGATTCAATGACTCCTGAGAAGAAACGTAAAGTTGCAAGACTATTAGGACTTCCAGTATCAGAAGATTCAAAAGAAGAAGTAGTGTACAACTTAGTAGATAATGTATTGAAACAAACAGAATTCAAGAATGGTAAGTATTCAGGATTGAATCCAGTTGAAGTGTTCAATAGATTTGCTGACATGAAAGAAGCTTTACTCCATATTAAAGATTTAGTAAAACAAGCTATAACACATTCTATTTATAGAGTTAAACCAAATGGTAAGGTTTATGAAGGTGAATTTGAAGTAGCTAAAGATGAAGAAGATTTAGTAAAATTCTTAGCTGATGATGATAACCAAGATGAGTTATTAGTATTAGAAGGAAAATTAAAAACTAAAAAACTAGCTGCTGTATAAGTGGCTAGTTTTTAAAAATATAAAAGAATATGATTCCAGTAGATAGTTTATTATACAAGATCGATCAAAAACTAAATAAACTATCGACTAATTCACATCAACAGATTCAATTAGAAGATAAGATTTTAGCTCTTAATGAAGCTCAAATCAAGTTGATAAAACAGAAAGTTGATGGTATTAGTACTACTAGTCAATTAGGTCTTGATTCATTTAAGAAACGTTATGAAGACTTACAGAGTCTTATATTAGATTATAATCATCAACCATTGCCACTAGTATTAGAAGATGATAACTTAAATCAATGGTCTGCTAATGTTCATAATCTTGAGCCAAAATATATGTTCTATGTAGATTCATATGTTTTAGCTGATAAAGGAAGATGTAAAGACAGAAGAATTTGGATCAATCGAGATCTTGCAAAGCATGGTGATCTACAGTTTATATTAAACAACGATCATTACAAACCAAGCTTTGAATACCAAGAAACATTTAATGTTCTTGCTTCTGATAAAATATCTATATATACTGATGGAACGTTCACTCCTAAGAATATACAGATAATGTACATGAGATATCCAGTTTATATAAACAAAGCAGGATATATAATGTTAGATGGGACTCCATCATTTGATCAAGATTGTGAACTTGAATTATATTTAGAGGATGAATTGTTAGACTTAACAGTACAGAATCTAGCAATGTATACTGAGAATGCTGCAGCAGTACAAAGTGCTCAGTTCAGAATACAAACAAACGAGTAAATTTTTAACTTAATAAATAAATAAAATGGCTGATTTTTCATTAACCACAGTATTCGTGGTTCCAGTGGGGCAAACTGCACTCCCTAGCTCTGGCTCAACACAAAACTTGACTGCAGGACAAGTAGGTTTCTTTAGAAACGATTATTCAATAGCTACTTCTGCTAACATTGCTGCTGCACCTTATTTCTACGTAGCACAAGGTAGAACAAACACTTATTTACAAGGATCTAAAAGATCTGACAAGATCAAAGGATGTCCTTCTGGATCTGGTTGCAACTCAAACGTAACAGAATGGTACAAAGTATCAGGATGTCCTACAGCTGCTAACCAAATCACTGATGTAACTAATTTCACTGTACAATGTGGAGAAACTATCACGTTAACTTTACGTGCTCACTCTTCTTACATTGATACATTGTATTTTAATGGTTTCACTCGTTCAGTAACAATCCAAGCTCCATGCTGTGGTTGTGATGAAAATCCATGTGCTGATGTAAGTGACAACACTATCATCAACTTATTGATTGCTAAATTAACACAACAAGCTCCTGGTATCAACCCTGATAACATTAGCTTTAATACATTCTTTACATTTGAAAATGTAGGTGGTACAATCTTACGTATTACAGGAAAACCATTAACTCAATATGGACAACCTTGTGATATTGCAGCGTTCCCTTTTGAATATGACAGAATGTCTTTCAGAACATTTGTATATGCTGGTCCAGCTACAACTGCTGACTTCATTGTAGCAGATGCTTGTAACATTGTTGCTAACCCAATCATCACTCAACGTGCTTCTTACGCTACTGGTACATCTGCAGAAATTGCTCAATTAGAGAAAAACTTCTACAGCTACCAAGCAGGTTACTTGAAACATTTATATAGAATGAATGGGTATAACGAGAACTTTGAATCTTGGGTTTCTGCTGGTACAACTTATGATACATACTACATTAGATTTAATGAGTATAATAAATCTGAGTACCAATGGGGTGATTACATTATGGAAGATTCAACAGTAATTATTGCTGCTCCGAACTCTGTAACAAGTGGTATTTCTGCTGCAATCACTACTGTGTTAGAAGCTGCATTAGGTACTGTAGTAGATCAAGGTGTTCCTTGTATCACAACTACAACTACTTCTTCTACTGCTGCTCCATCAACAACAACTACTACTTCTACAAACATTCCTTAAGAATAAAAGAAGTAAAATTTAAACAATAACCTATGCCAGGGGAAAGAGGATAAATCTCATATTCCTCTGGCATAATTATTATAAAAACATGGCAAACTTACAATTAGATATATTAGTAATCCCTACTTATAGTGTACTTACACTTGGTGTTACAGATGCTTCTGTATATCCTACCAATCCTCCAGTGGTGTCAGCACCTACTATTGAGATTGATATTCCAGGATTTGGAACAACGACATTACCATTCGTTCCTAATGAAATCAATGTATTTACATCGTCTAATTTAGGAATCACAGAACCAGATTGTAATCAACCACTTCCAGATGGAATATACAGATTAAGATATTCTGTAGCTCCTGCATATGCAAATTATGTAGAGAGAACAATATTACGTGTTGATAGACTTCAAGAGAAGTTTGACAATGCGTTTCTTCAATTAAACATGATGGTGTGTGATAGAGCTCTTAAAACACAATCTAGTGTTATGTTAAACACTATAAACTTCTTTATACAAGGAGCAATTGCAGCAGCTAATAACTGTGCAGAATTTGAATCAAACACATTATATGCTCAGGCAGATAATATGTTAAACAACTTTTTAAGAACCAACTGTGGTTGTTCTGGTAACAACTACTTAATAAACTTTTATTAATTATGGCACAATGTTCAGGATGTGGAGCTAATGTAGGCTGTGGATGTCAGCTGAAAAATGGAATGTGTGCAGCGTGTGCTGCAAAAGCAAATAAATAAAATTGTTATTATGTTATCACCAAGACTAACCAACTGTCCTGAATGCTCGGACATTCCATCTTTACTTAAAAAAATAGATTGCAAGTTAGCAGAACTTGGTAACAACTTGTACAACAATATTTCATATATGTTGAACAAACCTGTGCCTGCTGATGACATAACTCAATTAATAGGATATAGAAGAATATTAATGTACAAGCTTATTAATCCAAACTATGCACATAAATATTCTGTAGCTATGATATCTAGTAGAGTGATACGTCTTACAGTGGGATGTATAAGTAGATGTAACACACCAGAACCTTGTATAGAGGAACGTTGTGATATAACTATTGTACCAAATCCAACTACCACTACTACTAGCAGTAGTTCTACTAGCTCAACAACAACAAGTACCACTGCAGTACCAACTACTACCACTACTAGTTCTAGTAGTTCAACTAGCACAAGCACGTCTACTAGTAGTTCTTCTACAACAACCACTACAACAACAATTTAAAACCTTTTTAAAATAAATAATATGTCAACTTGCTCAAATTGTTACAATGGATGTACAGAGATTGTCTCTGACAGATGTGTAAAATATACAGGAATAGATGTTCCTGTCCTAGGAATCCAAACAGGTGATTCATTATCATTTGTAGAACAAGCTTTAATTACATTCCTTACATCTACATTAGATGGTACAGGAGTGAAGATAGATCTTGCACCTACAGTGGTATGTGAGCTTGTACAACAATATCTTCCAACATGTAAAGATCTTTCTATTGTAGATATATCAAAAGCTCTTGTACAAGCTGCTTGCAGTCTTCAGTTACAAGTGAATGCTATTAACATTACACTTGCTACATTGAATGCTGATTATACAATAGGATGTTTGACAGGAGTTACAGCTTCTTCAGATACACATGCTATTGTACAAGCTGTAATAAATAAAGTGTGTCAAGTACAAGTTGATTTAACAGCATTAACTTTAAACTTATCTACTAATTATTCTAGCAATGGTGCACAACTAGATGCTTATATAGCTAACTATCTAGCTACAAATACTCCTAGTTCTAATC